TACCAAATGGCAGCGAGAACACTTTTAAAACGGGGCCTTGAAAGGAGCTGCGGCACCCATAAGGAGGCAGCCAGATTGCTCAACTACAGCCCGGAAATGCTCTGTCGGATCTTCACCGGGGAACGGAATATCGCATCAGACATAAAGCCCAAGATGTCCAGGATGCACATGATTGCTGGCCTTGCCCTGGCCGCTGAGGCCACCGGCTATAACATATTTCAATACTTGGACGGCGACCGGCACCCGCAGACGATGATCCGCCGGGTGGAGAAGGAAGATGCCGAAGCGGACGAGGCTTTAAGGCCCATAGGGTGGAGGATTATAGACAAGAACGGACCCGAGGACCTGACGGAGGACGATAAGCGTGCGTTGCGGGTGGCGGCAACCGAGATTATACACCGGGTTATAGCTGAGCTGAACATGCTGGTCGAATGGGAAGACCGGTACGGTTTGGGGCTTATTGATTACATCACCGGAAAAGAAAAAGGCCTGGTCGCTGAAACCAGAGCCAATTACTAAAACGTCTATATTGATTTTATCACGCCGGCTGCGGCCGGTCAAGGAGCGAGATAATGCCCGTTCAATATGTTAGAGAAATATGTGACTATCAGGGGTGCCAGTGTCAGACCTGCGCCTACGACCAGGGCGGCGCCTGCACCCATGACGATGACGGCGGCAATTGCCTGGAAAGTCGGGAGCATTTAATGTGTCCAGTCAGGATATGTCCAAACTGGAAACCGAAATAAAATTTCCCCGGCTGGCAGGACGCGCTGTGACGCGGGGAAACCTGGCCGGAGGGATTAATCCAACCTCTCCCTTTCTCCGGGCCGGGAGCTGCCCGGCCCAAACATTTTTTTAGAAAATGAGTGAGGAGGTAGAATATGAAAAGTCTTTTCTCCTTGCATTTAAAGATTGAACTCAAAAGACAACGGCTGAATATGTTGGCTGAGGAATATGGCAGGGAAGATCCAAGGGTATTGGCATTAAGCCAGCAGCTTGACCGGGATATCTTAGAGCTTCAAAAGCAAATGAAGAAAGCGGGGTAAATAATGAGCATAAAAATAAACAAGCTTGAGATTGAAAATGTTAAGCGCGTTAAAGCCGTTAAAGTTGAGCTTACGGCAAGTGGCCTGACTATTATTGGCGGTAAAAACAACCAGGGGAAAACATCTGTACTGGACAGCATTGCCTGGGTCCTGGGCGGGGATAAATACAGACCGTCAGCCCCACAGCGGGACGGATCGGTTATTCCGCCAAACCTGCACATTGTAATGAGTAACGGACTGGTGGTAGAGCGCAAGGGGAAAAACAGTGACCTGAAAGTTGTTGACCCAACTGGACGCAAAGGCGGCCAGCAGCTGCTTAATGAGTTTGTAGAGCAATTGGCCCTGGACCTTCCTAAATTTATGCAATCCAATAGCAAGGAAAAGGCTATTACTCTCCTGCAAATCATCGGAGTAGGCAATCAGCTTTTCGAGTTGGAGAAAAAAGAGCAGGAAACCTACAACAAGCGCACTACTATTGGTCAGATAGCTGACCAGAAAAAGAAATTCGCACTTGAGATGACCTATCACCCTGATGCCCCAAAAGAACCAATTTCTGCATCTGACCTCATTAAGCAACAACAGGACATTCTGGCCAAGAACGGTGAGAACCAGCGTAAGCGAGATCAAGCATTAACGCTTCATGCTGAAAGAAACCGGCTTGCAGAAAAAGTTAATTTGCTAAAAGCGGAACTTGAAAAACATCAAAAGCAGCTTATTCAGGCTGATGCAGACATGACCACAGCTTATAAGACGTCTGAACAATTGCACGATGAATCCACTGAAAAACTTGAAAACAACATCAACAACATTGAGCAAATCAATATCAAGGTCCGGGCTAACCTGGACAAGGATAAAGCCGAAGAGGACGCACTTGAATACGCCAATCAGTACACCGCTCTTACTGCTGACCTCAATACCGTTAGACAGCAAAAGATTGATTTGCTTAATAATGCCGATCTACCATTGCCTGGGCTGTCGGTAGTAGATGGAGAGCTGACTTATAACGGCTATAAATGGGATAATATGTCAAGCTCCGATCAGCTAAAGGTGTCAGTAGCTATTGTCCGAAAACTCAAACCTCAGTGCGGATTTGTCCTGCTGGATAAGCTTGAGCAGATGGACCTGGACACTCTAAGGGAATTCGGACGGTGGCTGGAAGCGGAAGGCTTGCAGGCGATCGCTACCCGTGTTAGTACCGGGGATGAGTGTAGCATTATTATCGAAGACGGTTATGTGGCAGGAGCGGAAAAGCCGGCACAGGAAGTGCCAGCATGGAAAGCAGGGAAGTTTTAAATGTTTAAAAAATCTATCCTCGATTTTTGGAGGCAGGTTAATCGAGCCGGAATAAGCGAGTTGATACATTTTTTAAATGAATCGGATTTCTTTCAAGCACCGTGTTCTACTGCTTACCATTTAGCTATGCGGGGAGGCCTGGCAAAACACAGTTTACATGTCTATACCTTGCTTAACGAGAAAGTTAATAGATACAAAATCAATATACCTAAAGAATCAATCATTATTTGCGGTCTTGGTCATGATTTCTGCAAAATTAGTTTCTACCGGGAAGGCGGAGAACCTTGCAGTGAATCCCAATATAATTATCTTTGTAGTCTTTGGACTCAAAAAAGGGGATTAATTATAGAAAATGAAGCAGGCTTACTTTTGAAGTTGCTTGATGAAGATGGACATTTTCAGCGTTCAACCCCTGCCAAAAGCGCAACTATTTTAATCGAATGGCTTAAAAATCGACCCCAGGAACCTTTTCCAGAGTTGCCTATAGTTTACTCAGTTAACGATCAACTTCCTTTGGGACACGGAGAAAAATCAGTAAGCATCCTCCAGGATTTTATTAAACTTACTGACATTGAAAAGCTTGCAATTCGGTGGCATATGGCAGCTTGGGATTTAAGTGATTACTCAGGCAGATGGGCTTTTAATAATGCTAATAAAATTACGCCTCTTGTAACACTTCTTTCAACGGCTGATTTTGAAGCAAGTAATATTTTAGAAAGAGAGGAAGTATCATTTTAATGGAAATTACAAGCGGAATTATTAATAAGCCTCAAAAGATTGTTGTTTACGGTCCGGAAGGAATAGGGAAATCAACCTTTGCAAGCAAATTCCCGGATCCGCTTTTTGACGATACGGAAGGTAGTACCAATAAGCTTGATGTTCGCAGAACCCCAAGGTCAACCAGTTGGACTATGTTATTTAGTCATGCCCAAGAAGTCAGAGACAAACCTTCGCTGTGTAAAACTTTTGTTTTGGATACTGCTGACTGGGCAGAACAGCTGGGCAAGATTCATGTCTGTAGCAAGAGCCAGAAGGACGGGATTGAGGATTTTGGTTACGGGAAAGGCTACACCTACTTAGCTGAAGCATTTGGAAAACTTCTCAACCTACTCCAAGAGGTTGTTGACGCAGGCGTTAATGTCGTGATTACTGCTCATGCAACTATGCGTAAGTTTGAGCAGCCGGATGAAATGGGTAGTTATGACCGCTGGGAAATGAAACTTGAAAAAAAAGTCTACCCGCTGGTTAAAGAATGGGCCGACATGGTGCTATTTTGCAACTATAAAACCACTGTTATAAATGTGGACAACCAGGGCGCCCAAAAGGGCAAGAACAAGGTTCAGGGCGGAAAGAGGGTTATATATACCTCCCATCATCCCTGCTGGGACGCCAAGAACCGGCACGACCTTGAACCGGAGCTGCCATTTGACTATGAGCAAATAAGGCACTGCATTGAAACCGGCGCAGAGCCTTCGCCGGTACAATCAGAACCGGTAAAAGCAGAACCGGCACATCTGCGGCTGCAGCTGGAATCAAAGAATGATACGCCTCCATTACTGAATCCGGGATCATCAACAGAAAAAAATTTGGTCGGCACTCCAAAGCCGCTGGCTGATTTAATGGCAGCCAATGGCGTGACAGTTGCGGAAATTCAACTGGCAGTTGCCAGTAGGGGATATTACCCGGTTGATACACCTGTTGAAAATTATGACCCGAATTTTATATCAGGCGTATTAGTAGGGGCATGGCCTCAAGTGTTCGGCATGATAGAAAAAATACGAGAAGAAGCTCCATTTTAATCAAGGAGGTAATAGTTACATGGAATTAGACCGGGAACTTGGATGGGACGATTCAATCGAGAATGATGGTGCTGATTTTGAGGTCTTACCGGAGGGCGACTATGATTTTGAGGTTATCGGTTTTGAGCGGGGGCGCCATCCTGGATCCGATAAGCTGCCTCCGTGTAACAAGGCTATTGTAAGCATCAGGATTAATGGCGCCGCAGGACAGACAACTATCAAACATAATTTATTTTTGCATACCAAGACAGAAGGACTGTTGTGTGCTTTCTTTGTTGGCATAGGTCAGCGCAAGCACGGTGAGCGGGTCACCATGAACTGGAGCCAGGTCGTAGGATCCAGGGGCCGCTGTAAGATTAGCGTTAGAAAGTGGAAAAACGACAAAGGGGAAGATGTCTTGTTTAATGATATTAAAAGGTTTTATGAACCTGATAAGCAGCCGGCTAAATTTGAACAAGGGAAGTTTTAGGCATGAATTTAAGACCATATCAATATCAGGCCAAGGATGCCATTCAGGGGCAATGGGCCAGCGGAATTAATAAAACTCTACTGGTACTGCCGACCGGGACAGGTAAAACCATTGTTTTTTGCAAGCTGGCTGAGGATTGCGTCAGAAATGGTGAGCGGGTCTTGATACTTGCTCATCGCGGGGAACTTTTAGACCAAGCTGCCGACAAGTTAAATAAAGCCACCGGCTTGGGGTGTGCGGTTGAAAAGGCTGGAAACTCCTGTATGGACAGTTGGTATAGGGTGGTTGTAGGTAGTGTCCAGACCCTAATGCGAGAAAAGCGCCTGGCACAGTTTAAGCCTAATTATTTTAACGCCATCATTGTGGACGAGGCCCACCATTGTATTTCAGATAGCTACCAGAAGGTACTACAGCACTTTGGGCAGGCCAAGGTTCTGGGGGTTACTGCTACACCTGACAGGGGTGATATGCGGAACCTGGGCCAGTATTTTGAAAGCCTGGCTTATGAGTACAGCCTGCCCAAGGCCATTAAAGACGGCTACCTTTGCCCGATTAAGGCGCAGACCATACCGCTAAAGCTGGACCTGACAAGTGTCAGGACGCATGCCGGAGACTTTAAAGCTGCCGACCTGGGTACTGTTTTAGACCCGTATCTTTACCAGATAGCCGACGAAATGATGAAATATTGTTTTGACCGTAAAACTGTAGCATTTTTACCGCTCATAAAAACCAGTCAAAAATTCCGGGATATCCTAAAGAATAAGGGCTTCAAGGCCGCGGAGGTTAATGGTGAGAGTGCAGACCGGGCTGAAGTGTTGGCTGATTTTGAAGCCGGAAAGTATGACATATTGTGTAACAGCATGTTGCTTACCGAGGGCTGGGATTGTCCACAGGTGGACTGCATTGTAGTTTTAAGGCCCACCAAAATAAGAAGCCTATACAGTCAAATGGTGGGCCGTGGGACGCGTCTATATCCAGGGAAAGACCACCTTCTTTTACTGGATTTTCTCTGGCATACAGAGCGGCATGAGCTGTGTCATCCGGCTCACTTAATTTGCGAGTCAGAGGAAATAGCTGACAAGATGACCGAGAATATCGAGGCGGCCGGCTGTCCGGTTGACATCCAGGAGGCTGAGCAGCAAGCAACCGACGATGCAGTTGCAGCCAGGGAAGAAGCGCTGGCCAAACAGTTGGCCGAAATGAAGGGTCGTAAGCGTAAATTGGTGGATCCCCTGCAGTTTGAGATGTCTATCCAGGCTGAAGACCTGGCAAGCTACATCCCGGCTTTTGGCTGGGAAATGGGGCCGCCTTCTGAAAAACAAATAAAAACCCTGGAAAAATTGGGCATATTTCCTGATGAAATTGAAAGCGCAGGAAAGGCTGCTAAATTGTTGGACCGGTTAAGCATCAGAAGATTTGAAGGATTGACCACTCCTAGGCAGATCAGATTCCTTGAAGGTAAGGGCTTTCAGCATGTCGGGACATGGCAGTTTGAAATAGCCAAGCATTTAATAGACCAGATTGCCGGAAATGGCTGGCGAGTACCGAGGGATATTGATCCGTTTGTGTATAAGGAGGCGTAATAGTGATGAAAAACACGCTTGGAGACCTGAACAATCATTTGTTCGCCCAACTGGAACGTCTAAGTGACGAGGACCTGAAGGGTGAGCAGCTGAAGGAGGAAATGGAGCGGGCCAGGACTATTACCGGCCTGGCGTCGCAGATAATAGCCAACGGCACCTTGGTGCTGAAGGCAAGGTCGCTTCAGCTTGAATATGGCGGTGAAATTGACGACGGTGAAAAGAAGATGCCCAAGATGCTGAAGGCTGAGTTTATAAGGGAGTAGGGACATGAGGCGATATCCGGAAGATGTACACCAATTCATCGTAAAGAACTATTTCGGGATAACCACAAAAGCCCTTATTGGCCTTATTAACAGGGAATTCGGCACAGCCTACACTGTCGGTCAAATAAGGAGCTATAAAAAGAACCACGGATTAAAAAGCGGGTCTTTCTGTGGCGTTCCGGCCGGTCTGCCGACGAAGGCATATCCGGATGAAATCAGGGAATTTATCAGGAATAATTATGTTGGTGTCGGACACCAAGGCATGGCGGATCTGCTGAATCAAAAATTCGGAACCAGCTACACCAGGGAACAAATGAAAGCTGTTTATGCCCGGTGGAAACTGAACAGCGGCCGGACCGGGCGATTCCCGAAGGGCTATGTATCAGGAAATCCAATCCCAAAAGGCACACACTTATCGCCGGAAACAGAATTTCGGAAAGGCCACCGACCAAGAAATCAAAGGCCGGTCGGGGATGAAGTTTTAAGAACCGATGGTTACGTCTGGGTAAAGATTGCTGAGCTAAATAAATGGCGCCAGAAGCATGTCCTGATCTGGGAGAGCGAAAATGGGCCAAGACCGAAAAAACACGTAATTATTTTTGGGGACGGCAACCGGTGCAACTTTAATCCGGATAATCTTATTCTTGTCTCACAAGCGCAGCTGGTGAGGCTGAACCAGAAAAAACTGATTCATAACGATGTCGAGTTAACAAAGACGGGAATTATAATAGCTGATATTTACAACAAAATAGGGAACAGAAAGAAGGGGCCCAAGAGTGCCAATAACCGAACTTGAACTACTTGAACACATAGACCCTTCCGTTCTGGATTATCAGGAATGGTTATCGGTGGGTATGGCCCTTAAGGACGCAGGTTTCACTGCTGCCGACTGGGACAACTGGTCTAAGCACGATGCCGGCCGATACCGCCCGGGGGAATGTTTTAGAAAATGGGATAGTTTTAACGGCTCTCCTAATCCGGTAACGGCTGGTACCCTGGTAGCCCTTGCTAAAGACCAGGGATGGACACCAGAGCGCAAAGACGACGGGCCGGGGGTAGAGCTTGAATGGGATGCCATCATTGGCGGTAAGGATGAACTGGTAGTCATAGACAAAAACTGGGTGGAAGGTCAGGAAGTTGCCGAGCCGGAGGACTGGAACCCGGTTGAACATCTAACTAAATATCTTGAAATTTTGTTTGAAGCCGGTGAAAACGTCGGATATGTCTGCGACAGCTGGGAAAAAGAAGGTCGGCACCTGCCCACTAAAGGATGCTGGGACCGCACAGCCGGACAGCTAATCCAGCAACTCAACCAGAGCGGTGGAGATATTGGCAGCGTCCTGGGAGACTACAGACCGGAGGTTGGAGCCTGGATTCGCTTTAATCCTCTGGACGGTAATGGAGTTAAGAATGAAAACGTGACTGATTACCGCTTTGCCCTGGTGGAATCCGACGATATGGACATCGACAAGCAAAATGCCATCATCCGGGAATTGGAGTTGCCGGTGGCCTGCCTGGTGCACTCAGGCAAAAAAAGCCTCCATGCAATCGTTAAAATTGAAGCCGGCAATTATGACGAATACCGCAAGCGAGTTGACTATTTATATAACGTCTGTCGGAAAAACGGGCTGAAAGTAGACAGCCAAAACCGGAATCCTTCCAGGCTTTCCAGGATGCCGGGAGTAATGCGAAACGGCCATAAGCAATTCCTGGTTGATACCAACGTCGGCAAGGAAAACTGGGCTGAATGGCAGGAATGGATTGAGGGAATTAACGATGACCTGCCGGAGCCGGAGAGCATGGCTTCTGTATGGGACAACCTCCCGGACCTGTCGCCACCTCTGATTAACGGGGTGCTCCGACAGGGTCACAAGATGCTTCTGGCCGGTCCCAGCAAGGCCGGGAAGTCATATGCCCTTACAGAACTTTGCTGCGCCATTGCAGAGGGCAGAAAATGGTTTGACTGGCCATGCGCCCAGGGCAAGGTAATGTATGTAAACCTGGAGCTTGACCGGGCCAGCTGCCTGCACCGTTTTAAGGATGTATACCAGGCGCTGGGATGGCAGCCGGATAACCTGGCCAACATTGACATTTGGAACCTAAGGGGCAAGGCTGTGCCAATGGATAAGTTGGCTCCCAAGCTGATCAGACGGGCGCAAAAGAAAAATTACATAGCTATTATCATAGACCCTATTTATAAAGTTATCACCGGGGACGAAAATAGTGCTGATCAAATGGCTAATTTCTGCAACCAGTTTGACCGGGTATGCTCCGAGCTGGGGGCAGCAGTAGTTTACTGCCACCACCACAGCAAAGGTCAGCAGGGGTCAAAACGGAGCATGGACAGGGCTTCAGGGTCCGGCGTATTCGCCCGGGACCCGGATACATTATTAGACCTTATTGAGCTTGACCTAACAGATAGCTTGATTAAGCAGGAAGAAAACAAAGCGGTCTGTGCGGTTTGTGTGAGGTGGTTGGATAAGTACATTAAAGGCTGGCAAGAGGAAGTTTCCCAGGACGACCAATGTAGTGAAAAACAGATGCTACCGGTCACTGAAAGACTATTAGGGCTAAAGCTATACCAAGACATGCTGCCGGAGGTTTACGAGGCCAGACAGGCCGTGCAACAGCGCACAGCATGGAGAATTGACGGGACACTGAGGGAGTTTCCCAAGTTCAAGCCGGTCAACCTGTGGTTTAATTACCCGACGCATCAGGTAGATGATATCGGCGCACTAAAGGACCAGGAGGCCGAGGGGGACAAGCCGCCCTGGCAGAGGGCCATGGAAAGACGAAAACCAAAGCATGTTAAGACCAAAGACAGGAAAGTGACCCTGGAAAATGCATTTAATTTTTGTACTACCAACGATCAGGTTACTATTCAAGATCTGGCGGAATATATGGACGTAACGGAAAAAACTGTAAAAAACAGACTAAAAGAGCATGGTGGTTTTTGGATTAACGGTAATGAGGTAGGGAGGAAAAAAACGTGAAACAAGTTATTTTCCCGAAAACGGAAAAAAACATAAATCATGTTATTTTCCCAGTAACGGAAAAAAATAAAGCATTTTTCTGCAAGGAAGAAAAAAACATAAATCATGTTATTTTCCGAAAAAGAGAAAATAAAAAATCGCGTTTTTTTCCGACGTCATTTTTGAAGGAAAAAAACATAAATAAAGTTATTTTCCTAAAAGCGGAAAAAAACATACCCTTAACAGGGTATTCTTTTCCGTTTCCCTGACGGTCACGGGGGAAAGTAGTCGTGCGTCAAGCTCACGCACGACGACTCCTTCCCCTGTCCGTGACCATAAAGTAAATTTCCGAGAAGTAAAGATAAGTGGTAATAAATGGTAGGTGGTAAAAATGAAAAATAAGCGATTATTAATTGCTAAACAAATGCCTGAACTTAAACACAAAGCAGGTGAAGGTAGTTTTGATATTACCAAGAGTGAGGTCCTTAAATGGCTAATTCAGCAACCAGATATTTTAAATTACCTTATGGACCAGGTTAAAGATAAGGGGTTAATAAAGTACAATCCGGAACGCGGTACCTGGTATGGAGTTAATTATGTCAAAGAGTAATTTTGTGGAATGGAAAACCTTAACAACTTCTGACGGGAAAGTTTACGAAGACCCGCGGCCGGATATGCCGGAGGACAGCTTTTTGTGGCTGCAACTCTTTGCAATAGCCGACGAGATCAGTCCTCAATTATGCCAGAACCTTATTTACATTAGGTCACCGGGCAGCCGGATAGTAAAAAATAAATATAGCGGGTATGTAATCAGGCCGGCAATAGACGGCCTGGGGGTGCATGGATGGCTGAGTGAGG